ATATAATGTCCCATTCCAGGTCTCTTGCCCTCGACCATGGAGTGAGCTGATTATATCATTCGCCAAAGCCCATCCCTCTTGGTACGATGTATTGCGGACTCTAATCTGTATGGATGGGTGCTTATAAATTTCCGTTCTATCAAAATTCAATTGATCAGGAAACCCAGGAGTATCAAAAATAGTTACCGTATTCCCTGCACGGGCTGGTTCCTTGCCTATAAAGATATCCTCGGCAAAGGTTAGTCCTAAACTACTATCATCAACCAGCATGTCCTTTATGTCCTCGCTTGCACTGTTCATCGCTGTTTCATTGAGTTACCTAATATCATTAATATCCGTTTGAAATTTCTCTTGATTGCTGCTTGTAAGAATTTCGGACCACTACCGGAACGATTCCACTTAACTTTTGGATTAATATTCTCATGAACCCAAAAAGCATAATTTGCTCCGAATCCAAATATCATTCCAAATCCACCTTTTGCTCGTTTAACAAACTCTGTAAACCAACTTGCCCGAAGGTTTCCTGTATCAACAGGAACTACAGGAGGTGTCTTTTCCATATCCTCCCTGATTATAGCAGCCACTTCACGCATTCCGTTTAAACTGTAGGCATTCATTTTACTGAGCCTATTGTTCAAACCCTGCATTAAAGCATCCATCCCTATTAATCCTCCTGGTTTAGCCATTATATTTGTTCAGATTTTCCAATATTTAAACTCGCCTTACGTATAAATACATCTGTCTGTCCTAACGATGGAACTTTGCTGAATGCTAATATCCGACAAGCATTTTCAACATCAGTTGGCACAGGAGCACTATCCAAATCATCTAGCTCCCCCAAATACAAATATCCACCTTCATCCAAATCCTGTGTTACCCATGCCCGTGCCTGTGATAAAACTTCCTCACCATCTTTGGTCTTAACAATCTCCTGCACCTGTTCCCACCGTCCACTGATTTCTACAGGATCTGAAAACGTTGATCCTCCATACCCATCATCCGTAGGTGATGCCCAATAAACCAATGTCTGAGCGCAGGCTCTTGATATGAATTGTTCTATGCTCATTAGTCCTCAAATGATGTGATTGCTTTGAACGTAATTTTCTTCTTTCCCATCGCTGCCAAGGATCCTGTTTTATCCATTAATTTTACCATCTGTCCGTATGGTGTTGAATCCAATCCCATACCAAACTCTCCGGTATACGTAATCGACGCATCACCAAGTTTTTCGCTCTTCCCCATACGAGCACGGGTGCTGGCAATAAGATGAGCAGTTAACCATCGTTCAATTTCTTCAAGCTGAGTATCACTCATCAATGTGCTGCTGCTTAATTCATCTGTCACAAGAGCATTAGCAATATTAATGTAGCTGTCTACTACAATATCGGATAACGATGTATCCATTATCTCCTTTACTTCGGTTGTTGTTGTTCGTGCCATAGTTTCTATACTTTAATTTTTCGTGCTTTCCACAGTTTTGGTTCAATGAATTCCATTACCTTATCTGTCCACTCTAATCCTAACCACTCCAGCATTTCTTTTATCTGTGAATAATCTCCTTCAACCATCCGCTCTGGCCATACCTCCTGGACTTGCATTCCTTGAATCATCATTTCCTTAAACCGTTCTTCATGTTGATGAACCCACCATAACCAACCTTCGGCTTCAGACTTAGCTCCTACTGCCCGTTGGTGTGCTTGTCTGCTGAATGCTCGCATGAAACCAGTCCGCATACAACTGTTTACAATATCGGGAGTTTTACGGCGAACGATCACCCATTTAGCTTCAGGAAATGCATAATCCCACACTGGCCAATGTAAGCATAATTTTGCCCCCTTATACATCCACGGACTATCGGTATACCCCTCATCAATCATTACCTGCTCAACCTTCTTACGCCACTCAGGAGGAATAACCATATTGTTTGTATCTGGTAATGGATACTGTCCTAATCGATCCACGCCCATACGCATAAAATAAGGCTTCACAATATTATTCCTTATCCGAGCATTCTCAAACATCCCTTTGGCATTGTTCTTGTTTGGCCCACTCATGTCACCACCAAAGGCTCCACACATATTGATAATACCTGCAACTAAACTCGTGCCTGATCTTGCACATCCAGTAATAAGAATCGGTGGTTTCATAATTTACTTCCTATTATTTTTCGTTCAATATCTGATTCTGCATACTCTACATACATTATCTCAATACATCGGGCATCTTCTTTTCCTCTAAACTCATGCCACTGCCCAGGTTGGATGGTAAATGAATCGCCCTTGCATAATGTAATCACTCTTCGTTCTGCTAACTCCTCAACCTCAATTTCTAAAATACCTTCAAGCATTACGAAAAGATTATACTTCTGTGCGTGTCGATGCCATGAACACCTGTACCCGTCCCTTATCATCAAATAAGACGTAGCACTTGTGCTGTCTTGTCTTAACAGCCAACGCTCACCCCATATTTTTATTTCTCTTTTCATTCCCAATATTGTTTAATCCACTGATCCTGTGCCTGATGGATACGTGGATAACCATGAAAACTTATAATAGATGCCTGCTCAGGTGGTTGTTTTAATCTTAATCGTTTAACGTGTTGTTTATAGCTTAATACAGCTCCGGGGGCAACTTTATCCCACCGATCAGCTATATCGCCAGCCACATGACGCATCCAATATCGTTCCCGCCCCTGGGTGAGTTTCTCTGCTGCAGAAACATCCTTAATAAATGGTTTCCAAAACCGTTCTTCTGTTTCCTGTCCTGCTCGGAATGACATTACATCCCCGTCTAATTTATGTTCCTGTCCTAGTTGAAATTTACTCCTTGCACAGAACATCCCCTCATAATCCATTAACGGATGCAAACTACCCACAATCAATACATCTAAATCAAGGCACAAAACCTGACGATTAAGCAAGTTTGCCTCCTGACTGAACATATATACCCGAGGCAACACGCCAAAGCCTGTATGAAGCGGAAAACGACGAATTTCAACGTTTTTATCTACCTTTAGGTTCTCGTTGGTAAAACAAACGAAATCAAAATCCTGTGTAGCGAATCTTTCTACTCCTTTATACAGGTTATTCACATATTGAGCTACCAATGTTTTATCTGTTTCTCCGGCACACCGCAAATGCTTCTGATAGGATAAATCAGTAGGTTGTGTGAAATCATTGGTTGTTCTCCAACGATCCCCTTCCCAATAAAAGCATATAACGTATATCCTTTCCATTACCTTGCTATTTGTTTTAACCACGGAGCAAACTGAGGATTCCTAAATGATTCTCCTTTTGGTTGTCCTGTGACTATAATTGTTTTCTTTAATGAAATTGATTTACGCAACTCACTAATCTTTGTCAACCATTCCGCTGGAAAAGTATTAAGATCAGGCATCATTTCCCCCATTAAATCTTGTTCACTACGATAGATTCTCATATATTCTTCTGGATTTTTACAAAATATATTATAAAACCAAGCCTGTCTACCTGGAGTGAATAACATAGTAGCTGCCTGATAACGGTGAATTAATCTCCGTCCTTCCTTATCAACAGCACCACCATTACTACGAGCCGGGAACATCACCAAATCTCCTTCAGTGTCTAATATTGGATGTAGTGTATTAATCACATGCGTATCCAAATCCAGATACAATGTTCTTCCCTGTGGTAAATCAGGACGGTGGAGTTCCATCTTTGACCACCACCCTGGCCAATTATGATTGAGAGGAATTTTTATTCCAGGAACATCGGCATCCATATCATTCGTTAAGACATAAAACTGATAACGCCTATCAATCCACTTATCCACCGTAGCATATAGACGGTAAACATCATCCGTAGTGAAATCTCGTCCTCTGAAATCTCCCACCCAATACAGACATATGATATTTACCTGTTCCATTAGAATTGTTTTTTAAGATGCTTAGTTCCTCTACGATGATATACATATAGTCCTCGCATACGATAAATAGTATATCCTTCGTTTAATAATCGTGTACCAAAATCAATATCAATATTATTAATGCCGTTATTCTGCTTTCTAAACCCAATTTCTTTTGCTACTTCCCTGCGTAAGAGCATAAAGTACCCTATAACGTGTTTATCTCTTCGCTCCAACTCTGTTCCAAATCTCTTATATAATCTCCGTGCTCTCAATATATGATGATCAATTACCTGCGATTCATTATGCTGTACCCGTCCTCCTTCCATACACCCAATGGCTGCTGCATTTGGATCTTTCAATTCCTGAATAACTTTAACACACATTTCATACCAACGTGGATTGGTTGCCAGAAAAATATCATGATCCAGGAATAATACCCATTCAGATTTCCCTTGCCGCAAGGCTCTGTTATAAGCCTCAGCAAGATCACCGTCAGGTGCATATGGTATGACTACATCAATCCACATTTTTCACATCCTCTTTTTTACAAAACCAAACTTCATTTACTCCTGTATTGGTATATCGTTCCGTCATTTCTTCAACCGCTTGCAACACCCCTGGGAAATGTATATCATGTCCTGAAAATATTCCTCCTGGTTTCAGCTTCGGTGTCCATGCTACAATATCACCTTTTACTGCCTTGTAGCGATGGTCAGCATCAATAAACACAATATCCAAGCTATTATCCGCTACATGCTGTGCCATCTCTACACTATCTCCTCTGAGTACTTTTCTGCGTTTACGAAACCGATCAGTATTATATCTGAAAATCTTATAGCCTTTTTCCGCATCCCAATCTTCACAACCAATCGTTTCTCCATTAGGATCGGGTTCAATATTTTCCCACTTATCAACAGCAATTAAAGTAAAACGTAAACAGTTACGAAGAACATTCTTTGTTGTTTTACCATGGTAACAACCTATCTCTGCACCAATAGTCATATTATTCTGTTTGATCTGCTGTATCAACCACTCCCATCTCCATCGTTGCTATTGCTTTCTCATAATACCTCCTCCAGTGTAACTTTCTTAAATTCTTTTATTTTACTAATTGGAGACACATTCAATATCTCCACACCTAATCTCTTTGCATCCTGTGCTATATTTCCAAATCCCCGTAGGTGTCGTGGAAATGGTAATGATTTTGCATTTACTTTCCCTGCTGTTGTATAATGCCCGTGCCAATGCTGTTGGTTGTCCATTAAGTCCATATCAAATCCAAGTAATATAATTCGTTTACAGCCTAAATGATACGCAAGATTAATCGCTGAGGCACCTGAATTCTTATTCCAAGACACATGGTTGGGTTTCTTTGTAATCCCTGCAGGGTACTTATTATCCCGAGGGACAAATTTCACTTTTTCAATTTCACAAACATCTTTCAACCGTGGATTACAAGTCACTTTTATTTTCTGAATACTGCGTAACTCTCTGCGATTAGAACGGTAAAAATTACCATCCCCGAAGAATATAATATCAACCCAATCACCAAGTAAAAAAGCCGCATTAACAGCTATAACGTGTTTTCCATGAATTGCAGAAAAATAAGGAGAGTATGCATCAGGCTTCAGTTCTCTGTTGACCACTGCTTTGATAACATCACTCGGTACATTAAATACCCGAGGTACGGATGGACCACCTCCTATGATCCAACACTCTCCCCCTTCCCACATTCTTGGAATTTGCCAGATCATCCTTTCAGTGATTCTAACAGTTCTTCGGCCTGCTCTTTCCGCAGTTTGGCTTCATTCATTACCTTACCGTTGCTGTCCAGCACGTTGTACCAACCACTGTTGACATGCTTCACGGTATAATCCATTTCAAGAACCTTTGCATCCGGAATTGCTTCGACGGATTTCAATTCTTCAGGATTCACTGGGATAATGGTATCACGAAATGCCTTGGGAATTTCATCAATCGTAGCTGAGAATCTCTGGTTACGCTTAATGATCTTTCCTTTTCCCATCCGGAATGAACTACCTTTACAAATCCAAAGTATTTTTCCTGGTTCTCCTGTCTTTGTACGTTCCATTGTCTTTGTCTTTTATATGATTACAAAGAAATCACTTGATTAGTGATTCTTTGGTTATGCTGTAGCTGCATGAACTACACCACTGTTACCTTCCTGATCAGCACGTACCTGCGGAACCTGAATGGTCATCACCTTGTATTTATTGATGAATTTACCTTCCACACTCCACTCAACATTCTGAATAGGCATGCCCCGGACAAGACGCACCACGTCCTGAGTCATCTGTACCAATACAACATTATTAGCAGTCAAAGTGTCTACAACTTTGATATCCTGGATGTTGTTGATCTCAAGAATCCTCTGACGAATAGTCTTGTTAGTTGAAGTTGTTCCGGTATCCTCATAATCCTCATCCAATACAGTTTCATACGCTGTAGGAATGTAAACTTTGTAAGGACCGTAATGTTTGGCATCAATTGCTGCCTGTTTCATAGCCAATACATCATCAACTATACCACGAGCAGTTTTCGCTGAATCATCCCATGCTGTAATAGTTACCGGATTACGACTTGGGTGGTTTAAGTATGAATAAATTACACCTCCACCGAAAGAATAACTTTCATCAGTAAACAGCAGATTCTCCAGATACTGGCTCACCTTACGTGCTGCACGCTCAGCCATAGTAGTATCAAGAGGATTCCCCAGACTCCGACTCGCTGCCAAGGCACGAGAATTAATCTCGTAATCAGCATGGATAATCGGGATGGGCAGATAGTTGGTTGAATACACTGGACGATCATTCTCACCACGAGAAATTCCATCCATAGTCATATCTGCCTCCAGGGCATCACTGATGTCATGGTACTCAAGCACTGTGGTTCCCATTGCATTTCCAAGATTGTAAACCAATCCGCTGGTAATCAAATCCTGAATACCATTCAACCGGGTCTCAGCTACAGAAATCACCGCCTCATCCAAATATTTCCACTCATCTCTACGCAAAGTGGCATTAGTTACGGGGCGTGAACTGTAATTCTCAGGCTTCGCAGGATCTCCTCCTTTGAAAACCGTTACATACGCCTTGCCATCCTTTGGATCAAACCAAGGACGCATCGCATTGGGATCCATTCGTCCACCATTGGCCATCAGCTCGGAAGCTACCTGTCCCTGTGTTCCATCTTTCCCAACAAAATCAATATTCGCATTCATTTGTTTTTCCTCCTTTCTTTTATGGTTAAATTACTCTGATTTTGATTCTCTTATTGTAATCAAGATCAGCATTCTCACTTTCTTCCCCTGAAGAACCACTAAGATCAATCGCCTCAAGTGCAATTCCTACAACCACATTGGATGGAATAGCTTCACCAGCAGATGCTTCATCAGAAACATGCTTCTGCAAATAACCATCTCCAGCGGATTCCAGAAAATCACCAATTGCTACATCCTGCTCATCAGCAAGAATACCCAATACCTGATCTCCACGACCAGGAATCCAGCAACTAACCTTATCATCCTCAGCGTAAGCATCTCCTATGCCTTCTCCTTCGAGTTCGTTCTCCAATGCGAACATCGGAAGGGCATTTCCTGCCGCAGTACTATGTGCCTGTACTTCACCTGCACTGGTCAGCTCAATGAGCATTCCAGGAGTGATAGCAGCCACCGCATCATACTCCTCAAAAACATTAGAGTAATTCTTCACTTTAATTGAATTGTTTGCCATTTCGTTTTCCTCCTTTCCTTAATTTGATTTAACTCCTACAGGCAACAGTGGCTCCGGACCATCCTCATGGTTGTCCTGGATTCTACCTCCACTCATTCCTGAATAATCGGTCGTTTTGATTGACTTGGCGACCTTCTCAAGTTGAGCCGTTTCCATTGCGGTCAAATCATCCTCTTTCCACAGATCCTTTTCTGTATTGTCCAGAATAGACTTTACCAACTTGGCACGATGCTCGTTAAACAGTTTCACACCCTCACTGATCTGCTCCTGCATCTCTGCTGGCATCAGTGCTGTGTAATCCTCCACCGTTTTCAGTGTTCCTTTGAAAGTTGCAATGACTTCCATTGCTTCCTCCTGGGTCAGCAACCACTCCCTGTCTTTGGTTGTGAATTGGGTAGCTTTATTTGCAATCAATGCATCAACTTTCGCTTCACAACAGGGAGAATCTTTCTTTTCACTCATTTCACCTCCTTGTTTTTCGTTATTATTAATTTTCGTTCTCCGCATTCTCATGGTAACATATGTCACCTCTTTGCGGACTTCAACGGGCTGCTCATCAAAAGTAACTGCGTTACCTTCAACTGTGTATTTCCGTTGATAGAGAGTACCACCTCCATCGTCCCGTGTTCTGACCCGATAGACAACCGAGTCATCATATACCTCCTCCAGGAAATATATACGCTCATCATTGTCCATTGAATCCAACTTCGATCGGATGAGGTTCAGTAGTTCATTGTACCCCTGAGCATTACTGATCGGGGATACCACATAACCTTTTTCAGCCATGTCTTTGAATGATTTCAATAGATCATCCACTTTTCCTCCTTCCTTATTAACACGAATTCCACAACCATCAGCCCACGAACAGGCACCAACCGCATCGGGCAAGAGCGCAAGGTGATCTGGTCTGTAGTTTCTGGCAATAGATTCGTAGGTTTCCGACCCCCACTGTCCCGCAGTCGAGTCTTCGTCGGTAAATACACCGACACTCACATCCAACGGTCTGCCCTGCCTAATATATGCCAGAGCCGTTGTGCTGTATCTTGTTATCTTTTCAATATCTATCCACGCTTCAGCTTTCAATCCATCATCATAACGGGTATTGAATATCCTGCCTACGCTTCGTTCCAATACTCGTGGTGAATTTGCTGAAACATTCAATCCATCTTCTTCAGGATGGTCTATCGTAACAGGTATCCCGTTCCATGCTGCAGTATGTCGTTGAAGTTCTATTGGATCATGATATATTGGTCCTGCTGATCCATTATGGACTCCCTCTCGCATCATTACCACAGGTACAACCAAGTATTTTTTACCATCAAAAGTCTCCTCCCGGATGGTATAATTATTCACTTTCAGTGAATGTACCTGCAATGCTGTAATCTCCTTTGTTTCCATCGCTATAAAGTTAATAAATTATCATATACGAAAAATGAACATGAACAATACCCATTCCAGTCTTTCAGATGCATAAAATGAGCACCATTTTCATGCATAAAATTCACAGGAGCCATTAATGCTTCTCGCTTCTTACCGTTCTCTTTTCTGTATTGGTAATAATCCAACAATCCTATTACCGTTACTCCAGGAATACAATATGGCAGAAGTTGTTTCATGCAATTAATGAAAACAGGATTCTTTTTCGGAGCATCCAGAATCAATATTCCAATCTCCTCAGGAACAAACGTTGCAAGACTGCTCGGTAATTCTCCTCTAACCGCTCTTACATCGACATATACCGCATTAACGTTACTGAGGTAGGTATTTATACTATTCTGTCCTGGAATTAAAAATTCGCCTTGTTTTGCGGCTTCATCCGCTTGGTATTTATTAACCACCCAACGGTCAAATGCCCAGAACGGTTTATTGTATCCTGCCTTTACCAGCCCGTGAAGCAATGGAACAGAAGTAGCACCAAGCCACGAACCTAATTCCATTGCTACACCACGTGTCCACTGGGTACCGATATGGTAGAGATAATCATGTACCTCAGGTGGAGTCATTGCCGGTATTCGTTTAATATCTTTCAAAGTTGTTTGATCCATTTGAATTGTAAGTGATTTTTTGGTTCATACTTTTTTAGTGCTCTGTTAAATTCTTTCTTTAATACTCGGTTGCTGTTTATATCAAACGCTGATCCTTCCCTGCCAAGTTTGGTTGATGCATCTGGAATAGTATCTGTTTCATGTAGAATTAATGACACATCTGGTAAAGTTATATTCATTTTAGCCTTATTCTTTAATGCTGTGCGGAATAGACGAGATACACCGTTCCAATATCCTGAGAACCGTTCATCGAATCCACCTACTTCCCAGAACAGATCCCTATGCAATATAAAAGAATCCCTATGCTGGTGATGGTCTACGACATGATCCTGCATTGCTTTATATCTGCGTGGATAGTAAACGTATGTTTTATCCAACGTCATTTTCTGTAGTTTTTCTACACTGCTTACAGGCATGATATGATCTACATCTGTTAACACTACCCATCCTTCATGTATTTCTGCCATTGCCAAGTTTCGTGCTCCTCCGTGGTTCCATGGGATATCCTGAATGATTTTATACAATGATAGATTCTGTAATTTTGCTAATTGTAATACTTCCAAGGCTGGATACATCCAACTGCCATCATCCACCACTACGATGTTTACATCCTGCGGGTAGGTTTTCCATACCTTGAGTTGCTCCTTCAGCATCTGAGGATTATCGTAATACGGGACAGTTATGGTTAATTGGTTTTTCATATCCTTTCTTTTCTTACAGGAATGACAATACATCTGCAGTTCGGGTGGACAGGAATTAGATACTCTACCGTTTCCAAGTCATACTGATTACCATGATATCCAGCACACTGCTCACACACTCGATCATCCCCTGCCGTGGTAAAT